TTGGTCGTGGTTCCACGACTTGGTTCCACAAGGGGTTAAGCACGTGGAACCAACGGAACAAGAAATGCCCAGAGGTGCGGAGACCTCCGGGCATTGATGATAGTAGTTGGTGATGATAGTAGTTATCTTTGGAAGTTCCACCAATACCATACTAGTGCGAAAGGGACTAAAAGTATTTGTATTACCATCCAAATGAGACCAAGGACAAGGGTAAGAGGATATAGTATTACCTCTAGGACGAATGCCTTTTTAAGGTTTTCGTTTTTCCATTGGGCGTAGGCCATTAAGGATTTAAATATTGAATTAACTATGTATTTCATAATCTTCTCCGTAGATTAAAATGAGGGCCGAAGCCCTCGGGTTTATGAAGGAGGGTTAAGATGTTCACTAACGCCTCGCATGAAGCCAATGTAAGATACAAGAGCAATTAAAGGAATAAGAGCAATGTATAGCAATGTGGCTAGTAAGTAGTAACTCCATTTTGGTAAGTTAAAAGGAACTTTGAACCAGGATGGAAAAGTAAAAGAGTTTAACATAATGTTCTCCTATAAATTAAAGTTAAAATTACGAAGACCAGAGAAAAGGTGGGCCGTGGGACACGGGACACCGGGGTAAAAGAGAGAGACCGAACGAGGTTAATCCGAGAGAGGGAACGAAGAAAAAACAAAAAAGGGAGTGAGGTTAATCCGAACGACCATTACAAGGAGCGAGGAGGAGGCTAAAGCCGACGAGCGACAGCGAGCGAGGTTAATCCGAGCGAGCGTAAATCAAAACAAGGTTCCAAATGTAAAAACGGAAAACGGGGTGTTAGGAATGGAATCGGGAGGGGGGAGTGGTTCTGGATGATAGTAGTAGACGGTGAGTGAGTGATATATTCCATATTTTTTCAAAAAAATTTTTTCAACAAAAAATTTACAAGTTGTACCCCAATGTGTTATTTTGGACACATGAGCGTACTAACTTCTCAAGCAGTTGAAGTAACCGAAGAAGACAGAATCGAACTTCAGTCCCATTTTCCTTATGCGGGAGTAAAACTATCCGAGCTTTCGGTCCAAGAAGAAAGATTGATTTTATACTTTTTACGGGGTATGAATAAAGCGGCCGCGGGCCGTGCAGCGGGGTACAAGAACCAGGATTCAGTGTACGAAGTTTTCAAAAAACCAAAGGTGCAACAAGCTGTTCAATATCTAAGAGAACAAATGCGAGAAGAAGTTAAGTTTGATCGTAACACCGCGACCCAAATGTATTTAGAGGCCCACAGAAAATCCGCGAATTCTACTGAAGAAAAAAATGTTGTCGATTCGTTGTGCAAGCTCCACGGTCTATTTGCTCCCGAACAAGCAACCCAAGTTAATATTAATGTAGAAAAATTAGAAAGATTAGAAAGACTACCAGATTCCGAGCTATTAAAACTAGCTGGAGTCGATAATGAGTACTTAGAACCAAAAGGAGAAGAAAAAAGTGAGTAAATATAACCAACAAGCACAAGCTACTAACAAAAAAAGAACAGTAACTAATGCTGTTATTTCTCAAAATAAAGATGGCTCTATGTCATTTAAAGAGAAAAGCAAAAAAATAAAAAAATAAAGGAGAAAATATGCCAAGTGGACCAGGAACCTATGGTAAAAAAGTAGGAAGACCACCTAAAAAGAAGAAAAAAAGCAAGAAAAAAGCTAAAAAATACTAAATAGTGGACCTTCAGAAGCTAGAATGCTACAAGTGTAAGAAACTTTTAGCAGAAAACCTCGTATTACCTAAGGGTTTATGCGTTTATTGCGCCGCGGACGAGGCAGATCAGCTTCCTGAGCCAAAAAACACCCAAAAAGAGCAAAAAAAGGAAGAAAATGCTCAAATTCGTGCCGAACAGGAGCTAGCGAAGAGAATATTAGCACGAAAACGCATGTTGCCCTTTGTAGAACGGTTTAATCCTGATTATCAGGCAGGTTGGGTGCATAAAGACATCTGCCAAAGGCTCGAAAAGTTCAGTCAAGACGTTTCAGATAAAAAATCGCCTAGATTAATGCTTTTTATGCCTCCTAGACATGGAAAATCAACTTTAGCCAGTATTGCGTTCCCAGCTTGGCATTTAGGCCGTAATCCAGGCCATGAGTTTATAAGTTGTTCGTATTCTGGCTCATTAGCTATGAATTTTTCAAGAAAAGTACGTCAAATGCTTAGGGAGCCCAATTATAAGAATATTTTTGAAAAAACAAATTTAGATAAAGATTCTCAATCTGTAGAATCATGGCAAACTACCCAAGGCGGTGGTTATGTAGCGGCTGGTGTTGGTGGTGGTATTACAGGTAAAGGTGCGCACGTGCTATTAATTGATGACCCGGTAAAAAACAGAGAAGATGCGGAATCTGAAAATAATAGAGAAGCCACATGGGATTGGTATACCTCCACAGCTTATACAAGACTCTCTCCGGGTGGGGGTATACTAGTCATTTTAACAAGATGGCACGATGATGATTTAGCTGGCAAGCTTTTGACTGCGAGTGAAGATGGTGCGGATAATTGGGAAGTAGTTAAATATCCAGCAATAGCAGAAGAAGATGAAGAATTTCGTGCGACTGGAGAACCTCTTCATCCTGAACGTTATAATTTAGAATCTTTAGAAATGATACAGAAAGCTATCGGCCCAAGAGATTGGACTGCGCTGTACCAACAGAATCCAGTATCAGATGAAGGTGATTATTTTACCCGAGATATGATTAGATATTTTGAGCCAGATGAGGTTGAGTATGATAAGATGCGATATTATTGTGCGTGGGACTTGGCCATTGGACAACGGGACAGAAATGATTATTCTGTAGGTGTTGTAGTAGGGGTCGATGAGTATGATAATATGTACGTAGTAGACCTAATCCGTGGAAAGTATGACGGTTATGAGCTAGTAGAAAAAATATTAGACCTTTACGAACAGTGGAGACCTGGTATAGTTGGGATTGAACGTGGTCATATAGAAATGGCTATTGGGCCTTTTCTACAAAAACGTGTAGCAGAACGTAAATTACATTCTGCATATTTTAAAGACTTAAAAGTAGGACGTCGTGACAAAGAAGCAAGAGCAAGAGCAATTCAAGGTAGAATGCAACAAGGGAAAGTTTATGTTCCAACAGAAGCAGTTTGGACAGGACCTTTGGTTGCTGAGCTTTTACGTTTTCCTAACGGGGTCCATGATGATCAAGTTGATGCCTTGGCCTGGGTTGGTTTAATGATGATGGAGTATGCTACATTTTATGAAGCACCTGAACATGTACCTTCTTGGCGAGATAGGTTAAACTTAATAGCGAAAGGTACAAAAAAGAAATCGGCGATGAGTGCATAATATGGCGAGTAGTAAAAAACCTAAAAAGAATCTGACAAAAGCAGAAGAACTTACTTTAGCAAAAAAACAATGGAACTGTTACGCTCGGGCGAGGGACCATGGTCATGAAGACTATGTTCATATGGCTAAAAAATGTGATGCGTATTATAGAGGAGACCAGTGGGACGAGTTTGATCAACAACAATTAGATGACCAAGGCCGACCTGCTTTAACTATAAATACGATTCTTCCTACTATTAATGCAGTTCTAGCAGAACAAAGTACAAAAAAAGCTGATATACAATTTAAACCTAGGGGCGGGGGCAACCAAGATGTTGCAGATGTCCTTACTCAAGTTTATTCACAAATATCAGACAACAACAAATTAGAGTGGGTGGAAGCTCAAGTATTTTCTGATGGCCTTATTCAAGATAGAGGATATTTTGATGTTCGTATAGATTTTGATGACCATGTAAATGGTGAAATACGAGTAGAAGCAAAAGACCCATTAGATATTCTTATTGACCCAGACGCAAAACATTATGACCCAAGAACTTGGAATGAGGTTTTTGAAACTAAGTGGATGAGTATTGATGAGATAGAAGAAACCTATGGTCAAAATAAAGCTGATAAATTAAGACTGCTTGCTGAAACAGGGACCACGCTCGGTGCTGATTCTATGGAATTTGAAGAGTCTAGATATGGAGATACTGACGAATACAATTACGGACAACAGTTTCCTGGGGATCCTGAAAATGCACGATTGCTTAGGTCAATTAGAGTTATAGAAAGACAATATTATAAACTCGATGATTGTATGTATTATGTAGACCCTGTAACAGGAGATAAAAGAAAAGTACCAAACGCTTGGGGCAAAAAGAAAAGAGAAGAGTTTGCAGATACTTATGGTTTAGGTATTGTCTCTAAAAAAATGCGACGAGTCCGTTGGACTGTGACCGCAGACACCGTAGTGTTGTTCGATGATTATTCTCCGTATGACCATTTTACAATTGTTCCTTATTTTCCGTACTTCAGACGTGGCAAACCATTTGGTATGGTGCGAAACTTATTGTCTCCGCAAGAACAACTTAACAAAATAACTTCTCAAGAATTGCATATTGTTAATACGACTGCAAATAGTGGGTGGATTGTAGAATCTGGTTCTTTATCTGGTATGACAGCTGACGACTTAGAAGAACATGGAGCTGAAACAGGTTTAGTACTAGAGTTTAATAGAGGGTCTACCCCTCCTGGTAAGATACCACCTAACCAAATACCTACAGGTTTAGATAGGTTAGGGATGAAAGCTGCTAACAATATAAAAGAAATAAGTGGTATTACAGACGCTATGCTCGGTATGGACAGTCCTGAAGTATCAGGAGTAGCAATACAAGCTAAACAAGGTAGAGGTTCTTTGTTATTACAAGTACCTTTAGATAATCTTGCTAAAACTAGACAATATTTAGCAGAAAAAATATTACAACTAGTACAAACTTACTACACAGAAGAACGTTTAATCCAAGTAACAGATGAACAAGACCCTTACAAAACTAGAAATAAAATGAAAGTTAATGAAATGACTCCGGAAGGAATTGTAATAAATGATTTAACTTTAGGAGAGTATGACGTTATTGTTGGTACTGCTCCTGCTAGAGATAACTTTGACGAAATGCAGTTTGCTGAAGCTATTGAACTTAGAAACGTTGGAGTCCCGATACCAAACGATATGAT